TACCGGCCGTATACATTCCTACCGTAAACGGAAGGTTTTTAAACCACGTCAATATACGATTTCCATTATACCGTTCACCCACCTTCATTGCCCCCCAAATGATGAACGTATTGAATTGAAAACTTTCAGACATTGAACTGTCCGAATAAAAGTCAATATCTACAGAGAACACACGTCCTACCCCGCTATCTTTCGGAATCGTCTGTGAATAATCAATTTTCCAAAATTCTACAGTGTCAAATGTAGACTGCATGTAAAACGACACATCAAAAAAGCATGCATTATTAAACAGAGCCCTCTTCTCCTTGTATGAAATTTCAGAAACGATATCAGTCACCGTCACCTCCACGTAATCCCAAGCATGCCCGTAAATGTTTATCACTACCGGATTAAAACAGAAAGATATTTCATCCGGATATTCTATGGTTGTTTCCCCTATCTTATGAGTTCTCATTACTATGTAGATTTATATGTGTCACATCATCAACGAGTATACCAAACACACGGTCCATAATGTCCCGTATTGTTTGCTCCACGTCCGTTGTATATATATCCTCGTACGTACCAGAGTGATAAAGTGATGTGCCCTCTGTTGCTATCTTCCGGGCCACAAGGTATGCAAATGACCTTGGTCTCTCCACTTGGATACCCTTGTCTATCATCCATTGCTGAATAATCTTATAGAATCCTTTCGGTACTTTCCCCGAGGCACGTCCCACCTCCAGAACTCCGAACGCTTGACGACCATAAAGAGTACCATGATTATCATCCACGACAACGTGCAGGCTCTTGATAGTTTTGCCACTTGCACGCTGCCCAGCCCGTATATGATTTTCTATGATGCGCTGCCGAAGATTATCCAACTCCTCACACAATATCGCCTTTACCTCTTTCCTCCTATCTTCCATAACTAGCACATGGGCGCTCCTTGAACCTCTTTCAATTTCAATTCTATTACTATTCCGGTAACATTTACATCCAGCTTATCATAGAAAACGGAATAAGGTACCTCATCGCTCACCCACTCAAACAGCTCGCTCCTATTCAACTCACGGATAAACTGAACCGCATATCCTTTGCATCTCTCAATGACCTCCTCATTCTCCACCCCATCGAAATCAAATTTGGTCTTATCAGCAAATGCTATCATGCAGTTAGGAGAATCCCTTAGCTGTGTTCTTGATATGACGAATTTCCCGGATATAGGAAGCAAATTTATAATGGCCGGCAATGGCATCTTATCCAACCTGACATTGGCGGTCGCCCAGTTATCGAACAAATAGGTGACTCCTTCCAGCTTTTCTGCAACAGAAGCTATCTTCCTTTCTACACTTGTATTCATTGCTTATTCTGATATATTTCCCGTAATCGACGTTCATAGCGTATTTTCTCTGCATCCATGTCAAGGCATTTATATACCCTCACCCATGGAACACATTCTACCTGCTCATGGTCAGTTATCCCCATGCGGGTAGCATAGTAATCCACCAAGCCAAACAACCCGAACGAAAGTTTATCAACCCCAGCACGTCTTTCTTCCGGAGTCGGTGCCACGCTTGTAGTTTCAAAGAGCTTGGTAATACGTTCAACTTCCCTGGTTACCCATGTGGAGAATCCCAAAATATCCGCTGCTTCATACTTCTCTATCTTATCAATAGGCAAACCGAGGACAACACAACATGGAACCATTATACAGTCTATTACATTGCGTACGGATTGCAGTTCCATCAACTGACCTATGGTGAGGTCGTTCAGAGTCTCCGGAACTCTGACACCTGCGACAAAGTCCGGTTTAGGCAACTTTCCTATCTGCTCCAACAGTTCAGTAGCATTGCTCGCCACGTCACTCAATATCAAAAACTCTTTTACTGTCATATCTGTCCTAATTTTGCTTTTGGTCTTTTAGGCATCGGTTTTATACGAAAAAGCATTGCCATTATCAACATGTCGAGGTAATCCGGAGAATGTCCGAGTATATCTTTCATATTCTCCTTGCTGATTATCCCTTTCTTCCGGGTATCGGCATCTATATGGTCTTGCTTCAAGACGGACAATTCTTCCATTATGCGCTCTCTTTGCGCTTCCGTACATATAATTCTTATCTGCCGATTATTTATTAGCTCTGCAAGCTTAAATGCACATTCAGATTTCAGATTGTCGTACTCTGGATTAATCGGTCGGGTACCACCATGAAATTCTTTGATACCATTCAAATAACTTTCAAGGTAGCTTCCAAGTCCATCACTATCAACTACCATCATACTACGTGGAATCTTCCACTGTATCATCATGTTTTTAAGATCCGTCTCAATAGATTTACCCGTGCTATATTCCTGGTCTAACCGGATATAACACACATTACCCACCCAGTGCCCCCCGACAAAACGGTCGCGTCCTTTCATGGCAAGGTCAGCTGCTCCCGTCGATAATCCTATCGGTTTTACGTGCTCATTTGCGAATAGGTCACAAATAGCATCATAATCACAGAGTGCTGTCGGGTCGTTGTCATACTCCCAATTACCATAGTACAAGCGCTCCTTTGTCACTTTGTCCCTGGTATTGCGGAGCGTATCTATGTAATCCTCGGTAGCGTAGGGATTATCCTGCACCAATGCTTGAATAAAAGCGTATGGGGCTTCCAGCTTGCCTTCTTTCCACGGTTTGTAGAACTCACGATAAAGCCAGTTCTTCTTTGGATTGCAAGTGATAAGTATCTTCCCGGATATTCCATACACATCATTCAAGTGCCGTCCTATACGCGTCTTCAAAACCTCAAATGCGAGGTAGTGAACCTGCCCGGCTTCTTCAATCCATCCTCCAGTAAACTCCTTGGAGCCCAATCGCTCATACATCGGGTCTTTGACGGGATAATATGTCAAGTCAAGAAAGATGATTTCCGACCCATTCCCTAAAAGTATACCGTCATTGGTCTGCTTGTAGTCAGTGAATCGATGCCACTTTGCCACCTTGTCGAAAGTGACAGAGATAGACTCACGGCTATCTTTCAAATTATTTCGGCCAGCGAACCATCGAGTGCCCGGGAGATAGTAAGCACATTGCATAAGCCATTCACACCCAAGCCATGATTTTCCACCTCCACCAGCGCCACCATAACACAGAAACTTCGTAACATCGTCACGAAGGTAGTTATAGGCTAACCTCTGCTTTATATTGACCTTATATCCCATTACTTGACTTTCTCCGCATCTTCTGTATATGGTAGAAAATTAAATCCTTTGAACTCTTTTCCTGCATTCGTATGGTCCACCTCCTGCTTGTCAACAAGCCCTAACTTTCGGGCAATGATATTCGCATTGAAAGCTCCAACGCACGCTCCCTCAAACTGCTGCGTTTCGATGGTTTCCTCCACGCGTGCGATGACCTCCAAAAAATCTTCATCATTCTTATTTCTACATTCGGAACGAAAAGTGCTCCACCACTTGGAAGAAGCACCTACATAAATACAGAACCCGGTTAGGGAATACGGACGGGAAGTCGGGGAAACTTCTTGTTGTACTTGTTGCTCATTGACTGTCTCCACCTTCTTCCCTTTTTTCCTTTTTACCGGAACAGTCTTTTGAATGGCCTTTTTGGACAACCAGGGATTTTCATCACACCATTGGAAATACTCACATGCCGCCTCCCATAAGAGTTCTGGCGTGGAAAAGAGTTTATCCCTCCCATGCTTGCTCCTTAACATCCAAAATTTATTTCCCGTCGGTGCCGCCATATTATTTCTTCATTCTGATAATCTCTCCACAATGAGGACATGCAAGTTCAATATATTCAGTTCTTTCCTGCTCCAGACCTTCTTCAATACGTTCTGCCTTCTTCCTGAAAGATTCATTCTCTTGGCGATGCATTTCCTCACTGAATTCCTGTTTTGCCGCTTCTGATTGCGACTCTTCCGTGACATAATTGTTTGTCGGAATAAAATTCATGTCAAAACCGAGTAACTGGTCTATGGGTTCAAAAAAGAAGTCTTGCATATCTGCAGGTACATTCATTGTCCTAAGCTCACGTATCAGTTTCTCTTCATCCCATGACGCAAATTCTGATGTCTTATTATCTGCGATACGATACTGACGCGCCTTTTCCTCGTCCAAGTCCACAATGATGCACGGGACCTCTTTATATCCAAGATTCAAAAGGGCAAAATACCGTGTATGACCAACAATGATTTCAAAATTCTTATCCAACACAAGCGGCTGATTGAAACCATATTTCTTTATTGACTCTTCTACCGGCTTAACAGCCTTACTATTGTTCCGGGCATTATTCCAATACGGAATAATCCTATCTATTGCAATGCTCTGTATATCCATAGTTATAATTCCAATGAGTTTGTATGATGAACAATTTCTTTGATGGCTTTGCTGTATTCATAATTCCTGAACATCTTGGCAAAACCGGTAATATGCTTCAGCTTCACAAGCTCCAACGGCTC